GTACACCATCGGCGCATCCGCGACGGAAACATGCCCTTGTGACGGATGCGATCGACCATGCCGCCCTTGTCTGACTGCAACATCTCGATCGGTCCAAGCTGTTCTTGCAGGTATTCGATATAGTCGCCCCATTCGGGGTGCTCCCATCCGGTATCCATGCAGACGCGGCGATGCTCGATGCCCTGCTCCGTGAGCCACAGAGACATCGCCGTCGAGTCTTTGCCGCCGCTGACGCTAGCCACGACGATGTTTGCCGCATCCGTTGGATCGGGCTGCAGTTCGATGCCGTTCTTGCTGATCTTACGCTCAAACATCACTTCAACCCCATAAGCGCCCAAGCGCGACTATCCGGCCATCGGCCAGGGTGAATCTTGTCAGCTGCCCTGACGAGCTCAAGAGCCTGCTTGGCAGACGTAATTCGCTGTAATCTCAGGCACTCATGGAGGTAGCTGCGCGAAATAATCTTCCGGCCCCTCATATCCCGTGCCTGAGCCGTCTTTGAAATATTACCAAAGGTCTTGATCAAAGACTCTAATGTTTTGTTTCTCGCCATCATCTCCCTACCTTGCGAAGAACTTCGCTCGCCAACATTCCCAGCGCGTCACACCACTGAACAAAACCATCCAGCGTGAGTCCGTCGCCATTCTCCCAATTTGCAACCGTGTTCTGGTGAACATTCGCCCTATAGGCCAGCTCCTCCCTAGACAGATGTCGACGACGTCTGGCCTCCAACATAAACTCACCAAGAACCTTTCTTGTGCTCTCAACCATCACAACCCCACTGCCTTGAGTGCCTCTTCCACCGAGCGGACGATGGCGTACAGACCTCCGCGCCGCTCCCATACGTTCTGTTGCCAGTTCTTCTGGACTTTCGATTGCCTGCCCGTGGCAGTCTTTACCTCGAGCGCGTAGGGCAGCGGATGGACCTTGTGGCCGCACCGAGCGCACACCTGCCCGTCGATGATGCCCTGGAGGTCAGCCTCACCAGGCGTTCCGATTCGTTGCGGCCTTCCGTCTCGCGTGTAGAACGTGCCGACGTTGCGCCGCTGAACCAGCACCGTGGGCAGCGAGCCGAGAGCCATGCGAATGCGCTGCTGTATGACGTTTTCTTTACTCATTCTGGAAATAACTCCGGCGTCCATCCCCGACGCAGTCGCTTGACAGCTTTGGCAAATGTCTCAGGGTCTCGCTCGGCACCAATGGCCTTGCGACCTTCAATGACGGCAGCAAGCAGCGTTGTTGCCCCGCCAGCGTAAGGGTCAACGATGAGGTCTCCCGGCAGGGAGTATGAGCGAACAATCTGTCGCATCAACAAAACCGGCTTGCCCCCGGTGACAACCTGATCGGCCCTGTCGCGGTGCGTACCCACGACGTAGTAGCCTTTCGGCTGCTTAGTTATCGCGGCCATAGCTGCCTTGTTGCGTAGCCTGGAGACCATAAGCCACTCGGCACTTGTTGGGGGTCCATCGTTGGCCATCCTCGGAGCAGCATCTGGCTTGCACCAAGGGATAGGGGCGAAGGCATATCGACCGGCAGCGAGAGCCTTTTCTTCATGCCAGCGAGCGCAGATGTGGTCGCCAAATACACACAACCACTTCGCTGCCGCAGCCATCTCAACCAGCTCTTCCGCGTCGACATCGGTGATGTGACCATAGTTTATGGTGCTACGCTTGCCGCCACTCCACTCCAAGCCAACGTTCTTCTCGTTGCTGCGCTGACCTCGAGCGGTCCTTGAGCTGTACGGTGGATCGGTGATGACCGCATCACACTCGACACCAGACAAGACATCCTGCCACCTGCCGAGACGCAACTCCCAACCTGGACCTCGCTCTACTACGCCCATCGTCTTGCCCACCTTTGCGCCATTGTGCTTGCTGGTCGGGAGAACTGGACCCCAGGCGGTTTGACACCAACCTGGTGGTATGACCACCTCCAGTGTCGGCCCGATCGTATGCGCGACCGCTCCACCTCCTCCCACTCCTTCTTGCCAACTCCCGGTGGACATGGCCTGACCCTCTTCATCTTGCCATCTGGTGACAACACCGGAGCAGACTCAGGCGGCAACTCCACCAACTCCCCCTTGACCAGGCGCACACGGCGCTCCTTCGACAAGAGCTCGCCACCACAAACAGAGCACACCGTGGCGTGACCAGGCATGACAGCTGCACACTTGGCGCAAAGCCGAGCCCTCGGAACCCTCTCTGACTCGCTGTTTCTCTTCTCGCGAGCAGCAATGTTCCACTCCATGGGGTAGTCAAGGTTGCCGTGACGCAAGGCGCACCCACCATGATCAAGAATGACGGCATCCTTCTTGCCCTCGAGCGTCCTCAAGGCCCTGCCAGCCATTTGCCGCCACAAAGACAGGCTTAGGGTTGCGCGAGCTACAGAGACGGCGCTGACGCGGCGTACATCAAGCCCTTCAGTGCAAACGCCGACGTTGCAGACCACCATGGTCTCGCCAGACTCGAGCCTTCCCAAGATAGCTTTGCGCTCGACGGTAGGGGTCTCGCCGTCAAGGTGCTCGACCGTTGTCCACGTACCTATCTCAGCGGCCAGCGCCTTGGAGTGCTTTACTGACGAGGCAAAGACAATGGCGCTTCTGTCGCCAGCATACTTACGCAGGTTGTCAGACACTCCACCGACGAGCGGTTGCGACTCGTATTGCTGCGACTGGGATGCTGCAGTGAACTCACCCATACGCACGCGCAGGTCTTTGTAGTTGAGCATTGGAATTGAGTACGTCTTGAACGGCACCAAGTAGCCGCCCGCGACCAGGTCGCGAATCGACGGACCCTCAATCAGGGCAGTAGCCCACGGGAAGCCGCCACCGTCAAGCCGCCATGGCGTTGCCGTCAATCCGAGTCGTCGCGGGGTTGGCCAGCGCCGAATCACCTTGAGGTAGCTTTCGGCGGCGCCAAGGTGCGCCTCGTCAATCAGCAGGTAGTCTGGAGTCCAGGGCAGCGGCTTCTTGCGCCGAGCCAGCGTCTGAACCATACAAATCTGAAGCGGCGCCCACGGGTCTGAGTTGCGCGGCCACTTGGCAGCTACCACCCCAGCCCGTATGCCAAACCGCTTGGCGGTCTCGAGCCATTGCGAGACCAGCTCATCACGATGAACAACGACCGCAACGCGCCCATGTACCGAATGAATCATCCGGCACACCTCGACCGCCAGCACCGTCTTGCCAGCGCCCGTAGGTAGCTGCAAGACGATGCCGTGGTGGTCTTGGTGGACGCGCCGCAGTCGCTCGACCAAATCACGTTGAAAGGGTCGGAGCTCCATTAGACGGGCATCATCAGTTTGGTGATCTCACTGACATCCTGGCCGTCATCAATCGCCGCCTGAAGTCGATCGGCGGTTGACTGTGCGCTAGCTGGCGACGAGCAGGACATCTTCCATGCCTGGTCGCCCTCGTAAAAGCGCAAGGTCATGTCCTCATCGACCTCAACTCGACGCTCAGGAGTCTCGCCAACGATGTCCATCGCCGCTTGCTGCTCCTCGACGGTCACCACCTTGGCGACCTTGGGCTTGACCATCGGCACAAACGCCCGCTTGACCTCGACGCGCCCCATCTCGAGCACCTCGACCATCATCACAATGCTGTTGTCATCGGCGTCAGCAACAACCTGGTCACGGACCTTGTTGGCTTGACGCTTACCCTTGAACTCCTCGCTGACGATGGCGAGCACATCGCTCCCCTCATCCTTTGTACACCAAAAAACGCTCATCGCGCCCTCCTCGTATGCTGGGTATAAATCGGCTCGATGGTCACCCCAGCGATAGTGACATCTCCATCGAGTCGTTCTGCTAGTTCTGCGATCTTGGCGACGTCGACCATCAAGTACTCTGCTGGCACCTGCGCCTCGTCAATCACCTCAACCCTATACTTCACCTTAACCTTCGCGAGACCGAGATCGGTCTGAGTCGTTGCAGACTCCATCGCCTTGCGATTGCGCCGTTCAACCTCTTCATTGTATACCGCATCAGCGTAGGCGTTCGACGCCTGCTCACTAAGCCCCTTGTCGCGTTGCTTGGCGCCCTCGGCGTCAGCCACGGCGGCAGCGGCCTCCTCTGCAGCTAGCAACGCCTCTTTGCGCTCGAGGTGCTTCTTGTGTAGGTACGGCTGCTGAACCTGCTCGATGTGAGCCAACGCTTCTTTGATAGGGGCGAGCGCACCCTCGCGAAACGCAGTGTCAATTTCCTTTTTCTTTTCATGCAGTGGCGCAGTGTGCGTCTTGCGTAGCTTTTCTAGGCGTTTGCTTGCATCCTTGAGCGCGATGACGGCCTTGACGCACCTGTCATGGTCCTCATCAGTCGAGCAAACCAGCTCAAGGGCAGCGTTCGCCCACCTGCGCGACTCAGCAGCTAGCGGCGCCAAGTCCTGCAGAGCCCTGGAGACAATCCCGGTTGGTGCCACTGCGGAGGGCAACTCTGGTTGCGGTTCGCTTGCGACCATGCCACGCATACCCTCGAGCACGTTCATCAGGATGCGCGTGTCTTTAGCTGCACGGTGGGCGCCGTCGACCGAGATGTCGAAGTGCGCCGCGACGTCGACTAGGCGAAAACGTTTCAGGGGCAACGCCTTGCGAGCGATAGGGAGTAGGTCCACCCAAGCGGTCTGCGGCATCGTGATGCCACATCGGGCGAACTCAGCCTCGAGCATGGGCCGGTCGAATCGGTCGCCGTTGTACGCGACCACTGGCGGTGGCGGCGTGACCCACTTCAATATTTCCTCGGCCCGTTCGGCGAACTTGGGGCATGACGCAACGCGAGCGTTGCTCAGGCCGTGAACGCGCTGGGCCATCGGATTGATGTCTCGTTGCGGGTTCAGTAGGAACGACCACTCGCGAAGAACGCGCCCACGTCGGACCTCGAGCAGACCGAGCTCAACGATGCGATCATTCGCAACGTCAAGCCCGGTCGACTCGATGTCGAGCACGATGTAGTGGTCTGGAAGTTTGACCCTGTCCATCGTCGCCCCCTTAGAACGGCAGGTCGCCGTCAGCAAATTGAGCCTTGCGAGCGTCGTACACGGCCTTGTAATGGCCGCGAACACTCTCGTCGGCGGTTGACTTCCAGGCGCTGGCGAACGCTTCGCGCAGGTCGCCCTCGCTCTGAGCGGCCTCGAGCGCCGCGACGTGGTCGACGTCATTCGCGCCATCCGACTCGCCTTGACCAGGCGCGACCCTACACACGTAGGTGTGATAGGTGTTGCCGGTATGCGGGTTCTTGATGCCCTTGCAGGTCACCTCAATGACAACGTCCTTCATGGACTTGCCCTCAGCGGCCAGCCTGTCATCCAACTCGATCAGCTTGGGAAGGTTCTTGCTAGCTGGTGACCAGCGTCGATCTTCCTCGATGACCGTGACAGCTCCGTTCGCGTCTTTTTTCGACACAACGTAAGCGTCGATCGGCACGACCTCCCAGCTCCCGTTGGCGTTCGACGCCTGCTCAGGTTCGTGGACATCCTTGATCTTCAAGCAGAGAGTCTCGCCAAGACCGACCTTGACGTACCCCGTCCCGTTGTTGCCAATGCTCTCGCGAGCAGCTTTGTTAAACAGTGCCACAATGCACCTCCTATGCGCGTTTAGCGCGGTTGTCTGGTCTGATTATCAGACACAGCTATTTATGTCAAGGAATCAGGTCTTATTTGTTGCCATCTTGAGCGCCAGAAGGGCTTGAGCCGGTACCACCGCGTTGCCTAACGCTCGCAGTCTAGCTGTCCGGTGCGGCGGCTTGCCCGTGACCGTGCGCGGCGGTTCATGCTCATACTGTGGCGACTCGCCCCATTGACCCTTGATCATGGGAGCTGGAAAGGGCAGCGGTTGCGGTGAGTCACACTCGAGGTCAGTCCAGCCGAGCGGAAATCCCATTAATAATTCTACGAATGACGGGCTGAGTTTGCCGCCAGCCTCGACGTTCAGGGGCGGTGAATTTCGGCTCCGTTGTGCTGGACCACCATTGTTGGATGCGTCCTGTGTCGTTGGTGTTTGCCACCGCTTCACCGCAACCGTCAGTTGCATCCCGGCGCCGTTGCCGTTCTTGTACAGCTTCTTGAGACGGTCTCGCCTTGCTTGGAATGCCTCGAGCGTCATGCCGTCGTTGAACACCCCGGCGTTCGGCGTCGGCCAGCGGTCGCCCCCCTTCACTTTCGGCCTATCGGCTCGCACCGCATCAGTCAGCGACAAACCGACATGTGCCTTGCAACCGGGCGCATAGCGACCGCCAGACGACTTCGCGTCGCCAGCGGTTGCGGTTGGCCAGCGACCGGGTTGCGGCGCCTTGCCAGCCCGAATCACCCGGTGACCTTCGCGGCCTCGCTCTGCGAGGATGAACACGCGCCAGCGGAGATGAACCGCGCCTGTGTGAGCTGCAGCAACGCGGACCCACGTCAAGCCGTAGCCGATGTCGCCAAGCGCACGTTCGACCTCGGGTTGCCACTTCGATAGCAGGGCTTGAACGTTTTCAATGACGAGGTATCGTGGCTGCAATTCGGCAGCGAGTCGCACCATCTCAAAGAACAACGCCGACCGCTCGCCGTCGACCAGGCCAGCTTGCGTGCCAGCCGACGACAGGTCTTGACAGGGAAAGCCGCCGCAGAGCGCGTCGACTGGCTCGAGGTTTTCTGCGGTGACCTCGCGCACGTCATCATAGATAGGCACGTCGGGCCAGCGTTTGGCGAGCACGCGCCGCGCATACTCGTTCTGTTCGACAAACCATGCCACGTCAGCCCCGAAATGACGTTCACACGCCAAGTCGAGACCACCGATACCACTAAACAAACTGCCAATTTTCATTTCAACACCTCCAGACCGACAGATCGCTCGCATTCTTTGCAATCGGGTTGATCGCACACCCCACAGGGTAGTGCTGATCGACAGCTTATGCAGAGGCCGTCGGGCTCCTCGTCGGGTTCGATAAATAGTCCACAATCATAGCAATCATAAAGTTGCGACGGCAGTTTTATGGACAGAGAGCTGGCGCGCACGTATCCAACCCCAACTACAGCTAGGTAAAACTGTATCTTTCCTCGAGCCACGTCAGCCCAAGTCGCAACGGCAGCCTGTCGACCGTCCCGATAAGAAAGGCCAAGAACCTTGGCAGTCTTTTGCTCGAATGACACGATGTCTCCAATCGACACATCTAGATGGCTCTTCATTTTGAGTACCTCCGCAGTTGGAACCCATAGGCCCAATGTATCGGCTGGCCGTCGTCGTCGATTGGTGTGACCGTCGCCAAAATTCGGTTCGCCTCCACGAGCTCCCACAGAGCCCAGTTCACGCGCTCACCAAACTTGTCTTTGGGAGCAGCGGTCTTTGTCAGGTCCACAACTCGAGCCAACCTACCTAGCTGCCTGCCGTATGCGCCTCGCCACCATACGACGTCGCCGATTTTTATAAATTCATCAGACACGATCCACCTCCTCCCAGCGATCTGGCATTGCGTCGATTCCATGGTCATCACAATCGGCAGCTTCGCAGCCGTGCGAGGTCATGCCGCACGCACCAGGCGCCTCGCCGAGGCCCCAGCACCACGAGCTGGTACACTCGACGTTGGGCCAGCCGAATCGCGACAGGTCGGCTTGTAGGGTTTCCGCTGTATGGCCGCACGCGCGGCAGGATTCCTGTACTGTCATCGTTCACACCTCCAAGTGTTTATCCAATCAAACCAACAACGCGACCCGATGCGCTGAGCACCTCGATCGCTACGTTTCCGTTCCGTTTTTTAGCTGCTCGCTTGCGCGACGAATCGCCGCCGCCATGACGAACGACGAACACCGACGAGCGCCGATCATCATCGCGCCTTGCACCATCGCAAGCGCCGCAGGCGTGACACGGCAGGCCGCGACCACGTAGCGCGATCGATTCATCCGACGATGGACAGATCATGAAGCCGGCAGGCACTCGCGTTGCGAGCGGATCACCAACGAGGAAAACGCGCCAACCGAGAGCGATTGCACGTCGCGCTTCCGCTTCACTGTGAACGCTGAGCATATGCGTCGATTGTAGGTGTACCGCTTGCGCCTCGTGCGTGTAACCCAGCATCCTGAACCCTCGACGCTTGGCAATCTCGAGGATCGCCAACGCCACATCGGCAGGCAACGCGGCCAAGTCGCCCGCGACTGCAGACCGAACCCGATCGATCCGGTATCGCTTCGCCAGCGTCAACGTCAACCGCCACGCGTCCGCGTCGAAGCCTTCGCAGGTCTCGATCGCGCGTGCCAGGTTCGCCGCCGGTTGTGATGCCGTTTGCGCGTTGTGCTGAACGTAACACTTGCCCGTGGCGATGAACGGGCAAGAACCGCACACCGTCTCAATCTGCGGTTTGACGCTGCGAGTGTACGCCGCGCCACGCGCAAGGCTTCCACCCTTGAACGCTTGCATCTCCTGCCAGGTCGACTCGGGGGCGATGGTCAGCCCGACCACCTGCCCCGTCTTTTTATTACCCTTGTTGATTGTGGCGATGGCGACGATGCCATTGCCCCTGTAGATCATCGCGTCAAACATCGCATCCACCTCTGCTTTTTTTCTGTTGGGTACAGCCCCGTCTTTCGTGGCCTCGCTTTGCAATTCCATTCGCCGCCGCCGGCGCTCGCCGCGTCCAAGGTCCAACCCGACGCGCGTAATGACGTTCCCGGCTCGCTTCCTAGCGTGTAGGTGAAGATTCGACGATAGCCGATTGCCTTTGCTGCGCGTGCTGCCGCGCCATACAGCATCGAACAAGCGTTGCGCGTGCCATCGCTGGCGAGTCGCACGACTTCGCACGTCCAACCGTCCTGCAAACGACGTGCAACCGGACGCCCGACGATGGCGACCGCGCGGATCTGATCGTCGTCGTCGATTACCGAGATGCAGAACAAGCAACCTCGAGCTGCTTTGTGGTGGCGATGATTCGCCGTTATGAAGGCATTCGCCGCCCTGAGTGTGATCGGTTTCAGTCTCATGGTTTCACCTCGACTAGGAAAGGGGGAGAGCGCTGCGAAGCGCGACGGTTTCACGGATCAGACGTCGCACGACGTCCCATTGCGGATCATAGGCGCAACACGGGCAAGAGTCCCGGTGCGGCATGCCCTCGGGACCGTGGCAGGTCTCGCACGAATAGTGGTCGTTGCGTTGCATGATCGCGCACTCGTGGCACTTACATGATTGATAATCGGCGGGCCAGGTGGTGCCCGTGCAATCGGGACACGGGCACCGGCTAAAGAGTTTCTTGTCCATCATGACTGGACCCCCTCAACCGCCAAAGATAGGGTGATCGGCGTCAATTCGGGTCGACGGAAGCGGCACAAGAAAACGTGCCCATGCTCCTCGTATGCAAACGCGAGATCCTTCTCAGTCAAGACGATGATCGCTGCGAGGATTTCACTAGGCGTGCCCGGTATGACCGGATCACCGGTGATGGTCTTGAACTGTGCGCCTTTCAAAAGGCCCGGCAACGTGACCCCTGCCCATGAGATGTTATTGTAAACGGTCTGCGCTAGTCGGTTGATTGTCATTTTCTTACCTCCAGCCAAAATTATACGGACTTTTCCGAAAATGTAAACAATATATTGTGTCTTTATTTCAGGAAGCAACCTAGAGCTGCGTTGCGTTTGCGCTGATTGGGTTTGCAATCGACGGTAGCTGTTGCTTTGATTCTGTAATGAACGAACCAGTCGCAGACAAGAAGAACTACCAAACTCGAGAACACATTCTTCTCTCTAGCGAAGAGGAAGAAGAATTGGAGAGAATCTCCAACGACCACCGCCTGAACTCAGACCTCCGAGTGAGAGCGCAAATCGTTCTGGACGCGGCCCACAACATCGAACTGAACGAAACCGCAAGCCGGGTGAAGGTATCGTGGCAAACCGTGGCGAAGTGGCGGCGGCGGTTCAAACGTCACCGTATCGCCGGATTGACGACCCGACCGACGAACCAAGCGCGCGCGCGACTATCCCAAACGCTTGAGATCATGAAGGACGGAGGAGGCGCGGCAACGCCTGCAGACGTCAAGCGTGCGATCGTCGCGTTCATCACAGAACTACCAGACGACGACCGCAAAGCACCGCACGCACCGAGAGCGAAGGTCAAACTCGGAGCGCTGACCCTACTTGCGCGTATAACTGCGAACGAAAGCAAGAGCGGAAACGTAGACGAATCCGAGACGACGCTGGCCCTGCTCGAGAGTTTGCGCGATGAAGCCGACGCGATGCCAGAACCGCCGAAGAAACCAGAACCGCCGACGCTTGAACAAATCGTGTACGACCTCGAGAAATAAAATCGAGGCGCTTACGCGCCTACACGCTAGCGAATGCATATATAGAAAATAGATATACGCTAGCGGAGCTGGAGCGTATGGCGCTCATATGCTACCCGGATAAGCCGCGCTGGAACGAGCCTATGCGTAGACGGTGACGTTGACGATCTAAGAGGTACCCACACAAGCCACGCTCGTCGCTTCGCTCCTCGCTACGGAAATCGTGCGTGAAAGGGGCACCCCCCTCTGGAAAAAAAAGAAGAAGACCCTCCCCCCTTTTTTATTTTTCTTTATGGTTTTTTGGCGGCGTTCAATTTTTCCGACAAGGCTGGTGTCAGCTGACCCCACCACTAAACAAACGTTCAGCCCCCAAACCAACCAGCCTGGGGCCAGCCCACCCCACTAGCGCCCCAAAGTACCCCTAAAGTACCCCTAAAGTACCCCAAGCAAAAACTCCAACGATATCACACCGATACCCATTACTCGGTTATGTATCGAAGCTCGCTTAGGGGTACTTAAGGACAAAAGTGTGCATAGCCGCCAGGTTTTAATAATAAAAAAAATATGAAGTAAGATCACAAAAAACGGCTCTATCTACCCCAAAAACGATACTTAGTGTAATGATATTCAGGAGTTAAGTCCAGTTCCCAAAGTACCCCTAAAGTACCCCGGATCGTGACACTGCTCGCCACCCCAAAGTACCCCTAAAGTACCCCAAAGTACCCCTAACCTGACCGGATGGTCAGGATTCATCGAACTCCAGCTCTCTCCAGAAAAACTTGCCACCCTCGTCGGCGGCGTGTTATCACTCCACAACGACCGGGAGGGTTGATATGACGGAGCGTATTCCAGCTACGAGTGTGATCGCCAATGCCACGGGCATCGATTTGATGGCCCGACAGAGCAGCGAGTTTTTTGTCATCGAGAAGCAGTTCGCGATTCTTATGCTGCCTGCGACGACGAACACAGAGAACCTGTTTGACGCGGTGAACACGGTGTTGGTTGCCATGGGGATGAGTGAGAAGGTGCCAAAGGCTGTCACGATGATGCCCACACATGCGTCGGGGATGTTCATCAAGACGTTCAATACCGACAGAACGAACCACTTTGGGGCTGCCGCCAACGGCAAGGGTATTTTCGTTGAACAAAATACCCGAATCACCCTGAAGATTGTTCAACCCTCAGAAGACGCGCTCGGCTACGAGACGCTCGATGTGGTGTACTGTGCCTGCTACTTCTAAGGACATCTATAAGGCGAGTCCACCTCGAGAGATTATCGAGGGGATGCTGGTCGATATGCTCTGCCAGATAAAGGCGTCGATGGATGTTCTGTATTTTAGTCCCGAGGCGATGGACCCCGTCCAGAACCTGAAGGCGACATACGTTGTCTCGCGGATGGAGGTTCAGAGCGCGGTCGACCTGCTGAAACACCACCACGATGCGGCCCTGAACCCGAGGCACAGGGCGACCAGGCAGGTGATGGAGCGGTTCCTGTCGCTGATGAAGGAAAACGACATCGGGTCGGCAGAGCTGAAGTCGGTCGATGATGAGAAGGGTGTGCAGTTTATTACGGATTTGGTGTCGTTTATGACGACCGCGCACCACATGATGCACGTCGACACAGAGAAGAAAGATCGAAAAAGGTTCCTTACAGAATACGTTGGCGACTGGATTCTGCCAGCGGCAGATACCGTTATCGAGGCATAGGGGAAACGACATGGCTGGAGCACGCGCCGCAGCGGCGAAAAAAATGTACGAACACGCGAAGAAGACATCGAAACCTGGTAGCGGTAAGCGGTTTGCTGCCATGGTGAAGGGCGGCATGTCGCCAGCTCTGGCGGCGTTTATCGGTCGTAAGAAGTATGGCAAGAAGAAGTTTGCCGAGATGTCGGCGGCTGGTAGGGCGAAGAAGGCGTGAAGCCAGCGAAGCGACTGCGCGAGATACGCAGGTGCGCGACGGACTTTGAATACTTCTCGCGAAAGTACGTCAAGATTGTCAACAAGCAGGGACGGCTCGTCACCCTGCGACCGAACGCGGCCCAGAAGATGCTGGGAGATGCGTTCGATAGAGCTCCGCACTCAGCGAATATATACAACTTGAAGGCCCGAAAACTGGGCTCATCGACGTATACAGCTGCACGGTTTTTCCATCGTGCGCTGTTTACACCGAACTATTCGGTGATGGTTGTCGCCCACAAGGTGTCGAGCGCCAAGGAAATCTTCAGGATTTACAAGAGGTTCTATGAGAACCTGCCCGAGTTTTTGCAGCTGGGCCTGGAGGGCAAGAGCGCGGACACCATGACGTTTTCGCACGGCTCGCGAATCATGTGTACCACAGCAAACTCTGACTCGGCTCGAGGCTCGACCAGTCAGGCCCTGCACCTATCTGAGTTTGCGTTCTATTCGGACCTGCCGAACACGATGGCGTCGATTATGGGCTCGGTGCCAGATAGCGCCATCGTCGTTCGCGAGACGACCGCGAACGGGCTGAACGACGCCCACAGACTGTGGGTGGAGCAGGATGGGTATGACAAGATATTTATCCCCTGGACGATCGACTCGAAGCTAATCAGCAAGAAAGAGCCCAAGAGCATCCCGAAGTTCATCGAGGAATACGCCGAGGAGCACTCGCTCTCGAGAGCTCAGATGTGGTGGGTCACCAACACCTGGCGCCATAAACTGGCGGGTAATTGGAGACTGTTCAATCAGGAGTTTCCAATCAACGCCGAGGTCGCCTTCGTCACCAGCGGCGACAAGTTCTTTCCGATATCCTTTCCGGCCATTCGCATCGCAAAGGAAAATGAGCACCTGTATTGCGGCAAGAGGGAGTACGAGAAGCCAAAGAAGTTCTCCATCTATCTCACCGGGGTGGACACTGCGAGCGGGTCGGTCGATGGAGACTTCTCGTCATACGTCACGATGGACGTCACAGACAAGGGAAAGCCGAGGATTGTCTCGTCGTACTATGGGCGCATACCGCCGAGAACTTTCTCTGCGAAGGTTTACGAGGAGTGCAAGCGATACGGGTCGCTCGCTGTGGTCGAGAGCAACAGCTATGGACTCAGTGTAATCGAGTACCTGGTTGAGAACATGTACGCGAACCTCTATCGCCGCACCTCGTATGACAAGATAGGCAATCGCTGGTCGGAGAAACTGGGATTCAGCACCAATCGAGGTACGCGCCCACTGCTTGTCTCTAGGTTGCACGAGTTTGTGGTGAAGGGATGGCTGCAGATAAACGACGATCGACTCAAGAGCGAGGTCAACACGTTTGTCTACCAAAAGGGCAAGCCGCAGGCAGAGGAAGGCGCGCACGACGACATGATCATGGCGACAGCCCTGGCGCTGGAGGGTCTCACGCAGGTTGAGTCGCTAGTTTCCGAAAAGAAAAAGGTAAGACCCAGGGGCGTCAGGGAGATAATTGAATGGGAATTGGCGAATGGGGCTCGCTTTGACAGCAATTCAGAAGAGTTTGCTGAACATGATGACGGATGGGACATTCAAAGAGAAGTCTTGTCAATCCTTGATAATATGTGAGAAAGTCCCACCTGACTAACCTCGGCCCCAAAGCCGTGAAACTTGAGTAGGTGTCATAATGGGATTGCTAAGTGTAGAGGAAAGGGGGCGCATTCAGGAGGCTCTGAGTGCGCCAGAGAGCGAAGAGCCATCGGGGGTGGAAGACCCTGTTACCTCGGAAGAACAGCCAGTTGAAGCGTCTGCAGAGGCAACGGAAGAGGAGGGAGCTGTTGAGGCTTCCGAAACTGAAGAGGCATCTCAGGTAGATGAGGAAGAGAGCGGTCACAAGGTTCCGTATGAGCGGTTCAAGACCATCAACTCTCAAAGAAAGTCTGCGATAGAGGAAAGAGATTCTCTCCGCTCGCAGATTGAAGAGCTTCAGCGGCAGTTGAGCACGAAGAAGTCTCCAGAGCCCAAGGCGTCTGATTCGGCTGAAGAGTCGTCGGATGACGGGTGGCTCGATGAGTTGTTGGGTGATGATGGGGTGGAGAGCCCGAAGGACAATCGTATTCAATCGATTGAAGAGCGGCTCGCCAACTTTGAACTTGCCCAGGCCCAAGTAGATTTGAAAAAGGAAGTTGGAGCTGCGCGCTCCGACTTCCCCGAGGTTCCAGAGGAACTTCTTCTACAGGCGGTTATTCAAGATCCAGCGGTTAATATACGCGAGGTGGCTGAACATTACGCAGCTTTCGTCGCATCGATTGAAGAGGCCGCGCTGGCTCGACATGTAAAGGGTACGAAATCTGACCAGGTGGAGGCGGCGTCACCGCCGCCACGACCACCATCGGTTGGCTCAAGCGGAGGAAACGAGATGCTTGGGGCAGACGACGCCAGACCGAAGACCCTGAAGGATGCGAGCTCTGCGGCCAGACAATGGCTTTCAAAGGCAGGCTGGTAGCCTGCCGGGGTATAGGTAAAGAAAATGTCAGACGTTTTTCCGGGCGGTACTATTAACACTACCGTCAACAGCATCAACAAGGTGCTCAAAGAGTTTTATTTGGGGCCGGTTCAGAACCAGCTTAACAACGAGGTCATGGCCGTCGAAATGTTCGAGAAGGGCAGTTTCGATTGGGCCGGTAAGCAGGTGGTTATTCCCCTGAAGATCGGTCGAAATACGGGTGTTGGCTATCGGGGTGAGGCTGACACAACGTCCAGCACAGACCTGCCCGACTCCGGTCGGCAGCAGTACGATCGCATTACCTGCACGTCGAGCTTCCTTTACGGTCGCTTCTCGCTGACGGGTCCGGCGATTGCCAGTGCTCGCAAGGGTGGCAAGAACAGCTTCGTCGGCGCCCTCGATGGCGAGATGGAAGGCTTGGTCGAGGATGTCAAAAACCTCGCCAACGAGACCTTCTTCATGGGCGGCGGTGTTGTCGGCTTCCTCAATCAGCGACGAGCCAGTTTGCTCACCACTGGCGCCTTTGTTGGCGGCGGTGCCGCCAACAGCAACAGTATGGACTGGGAGTACAGCGGGTCTTACCTTCCGTTTGCCAGCGTCGTCAAGGCGACCACGAATACGTGGGTCAATGTTGATTTGATTCGTCTCGACGACTACACGGTGATTGATGTTACTGGCGGCGGCGCTGCTACTGCGAAGGGAATTTGCGTTTCCTCGGCAACCTCGGCGAAGCAGGCGGCTGGCGAAATTGAACTGACTCCCGTCAGTTTGGCTGCTGCTGGACAGGGGTTCACCACGGCGACCGTTGATGACGGCGTGGCGATTGCGGTTCGTTTGAGCACGGTGCAGTTGGAAGACGGTGTTCCCGCAAACTTTGGCACCACGGTCTCGTTCGCCAACGAGCCCTCGGGCATCTTCACCAACCTGGCCGACACGTCGCTGTTCAACATCGTCCGCGATGATGCGTCTGGTGATGCGAAGATTCTCCAGTCAACGGTGTTCACGCAGGAGCTTGGAAACGGAAATTCAGGACCGCTCACGCTGGCTCGGCTGCAGAACCTTCTCGATGAGATTTTCCTCATGTCGGGGGCTACTCCGAATGTTTGGATTATCAATCCGACCATGCGGCAGAAGTACATCGGGTTGCTGCAGGCGAACGTTCAGATGAACGTGCAGCAACCGATCCAGTCCGGCGATGCCGGGTTCAAGGTTGATGGCCTCGGATATTCCGGCATTCCGTTCAAGGTGAGTCGTCACTGCCCTCGAGGCATGTGGGTTGCCCTGAAGACGGACACCTGGAAGATGGCTGAGCTCCAGTCGGGTGGCTTTGCTGACGACGACGGCTCTGTCTTGAGTCGCGAGTCTGGCAAGGATGCCTGGGAAGGTTTCTACCGCTGGTACTACCAGTTGGTGTGTTCCAAGCCCAACAACAACGGCATTCTGGTTGGCATCGAACTGCCGTAATGCTACTGTGGGGGAGCCACACCTCCTCTGTGTGCGTGGGGGCAACCATGCTTGATATTATGTTAGGTATGGTTGCCCTCACCCTGCTCCACTGCAATTTTCTCATCTTCACTTTCATGAAGAGGAAAGAAGAGGAGAGGCAGCTCCTGATGGAGCGGATCCCGGTCACCGACATGTCGGGGCCATGGGAGGACATGTCGGATGGCTGAGAACCCTATTTACATGCCGCCACCAAACATTGTCGGGTCTGCGGACTATATGGCGACGAGAGAGAGGGCTGCTCGAGAGGAGTTGGCTAGGCGACGGAGAGAGAGAGAGGAGAGAGAGGGTCAGAGCACTGAGGAGGGGGCCGGTCAGTTGGGAGGGATCATTGCATCCCTGGCCGCCCTTGCCACCCAGAACTACGCCGCAATCCCAGCCGCTTACCATGCCGGGGAAATGGGTGGAAGGGCTTTAGCGAAAGGCGCTCAAGGTGACGCGCACGGTGCCCTGCGACAGGGCATGGGCGCAGCCCTTCACTCACGGTCGCTGTACGACAAATACAAAAAAGGTCGAGCGAATGGCGTTTGAGTACCCAAAGAAGATTAGATCAATCATTCAAAGCAGTGCGTCTCAGAGGAGGTCGACATCTCGCGTCTGGGATTTGTGCATCCTCTATCTAGAGGGTAAGCAGCACCTTGATTGGGACACGAGCAGAAAAAGGTTCAGCATTAGTGAGCGATATCGATCTGAGAGAGTCACGGTAAATCGAATTATCGGAATCTATCGGACTGTGCTGGCCAGACTTGATACCGCATATCCAAGTGTCGCGGTTCTTCCCGCAAGCAATTCCTGGGAGGACATCACAAGGGCGCTAGCCTCCGAGCAGGCGCTCCACTACTATTGGTCCAACGCGAAGATTAAGTATGTTATTCAGGACGCCATCGGCTGGCTTCTTTCCACTGGCAATGTGGCTTTGCACACATTTTATAGTCAGGAGGAGAACAGGATCATCACAAATGTGGTGCGCCCATACGATATCTTTTTCGAGAAGAATGCTACGAGCTGGGATGAAAGCGATTGGGTTTCAATTAGGTCCATCGTCAGACGCAAAGACCTAAAGTCAGCATATCCCGAGCACGCAGAGGCCATAGATGCGGTCTCTTCCGCACAGAACGATGAACTTGGTGTTGAGGTTCCAGAGGGACGTGTAGAGCTGTTTGAGACCCACTGGCATAATGGCAAGTATGCAATTTCTGTGGGTGAAACCTATTTGTATAAGGGAACGTGCCCAGGAAACCTGACGCCCATTCAGTTTATTCGGTACACCAAGATACCCAACAGGATATGGGGCACCGGCTTGGTCAGCGGACTGATTGACCTTCAGAACCAGTACAACCGTTCGCGCAGCCAGCAGATGCTCAATGTCCGTTTGATGTCCAATCCTGTTTGGCTCATCCCCAAAACGTCGGGCGTCAGTAGAATCCAGAACCGGGTGGGCGAGAACATCTATTACAACGCCGCTGGTGGAAAGCCAGAGAGAGTTGCGGCACCACCGCTGCCTGGCTATGTTGGCGAGAACGTGATGCAGCTGCACAACGAGATGATGGATGTTGCTGGCGTCCACAACACATCTCTCGGAAAGCGCGCCGTTGGCATCACAAGTGGAAAAGCGATTGAGGCGTTAGCTGCCCAAGATTCGAGTCAGTTAGACTCAACCATGCAGGACATCGAGAGGGCCGTCGCGGAAATGGCGAAAGTGGTCCTGGTCCTGATGAAGGCGTATTACACTGAGCCACGCATGATTAGGATGATGGATAATGCTGGTGCCGTTATCCACAAAGAGCTCAAGGGAACGTCTCTGGTGCAGACCCCTGAGATTCATATTGAGGCGGGCTCGCTGTTCAGGAAAGAGGCACAGGACCGGGACATGAGGATCATGGACTTGCTTGAGGCCAAACTGATTGAGCCTGAGCAGGCCATGAAGGAGCTCAGTTTCCGCAGTGCAAACACCTTTGCGCTCGACAAGATGCAGTCCCTCTCACACGCGATGGACATGCTTGATGCTGCTAAGTCTGGATTGCGAATTGAGATTTTCCCAGAAGACGACCTGTCATCGTTTGCTGAGGTCTTTGGGCAGTTTATTCGGTCGGAGGCGTACTACGGAATGCCACCCGATCGGCAAAACTACATTCGGGACATCTATGTGAGCATCACGACGTTTGGCCAGCCCCAAGAAGAATACGCGATGGCCCAGCAGCAGAAAGTATTCCCACGTCAGGATAAGCCGTCTGAGGTTGCTGAGACCATATCCCTGACAGAGAGCGTTGATGCTAGAGAGCAGATTGCCGGGGAGGATATGGATCTGCAGCAGATGAAGTCAGAGGCTGAGTCAATTCAGGGAGTGAGGGGGCCAGCATGAACACTGGTGAAGTTGCCGCCCTGTTTCGCGGATATACTGACGAAGCGGACAAGACCTTTCTGACCGACGCCAACGTCAAGACATATCTTGATATAGGTTATCGCCAGTTTCGCAGATACGTGAACACCCTGATGCCGGGTGCCTATGCGGAGCAGGTGGACATCTCCCTTTCAAACGCCAACAGTTACGATCTTGCGACGGGCGCGGTAAAACTGCTCGGGCCGACTGCGGTCACCAGGATGCACAAACTTCTGACAGTGTCCCTGCTAGACAGCAACAATGAAGTCTCGCTTTTCTACACCGCCGCAGGCACGAGAGAGGTAATGCTCGAGACGATTGTTATTGGCGGTGGACTCTATTACTTTGAAAACACTACACTATATTTTCCGACGAAGCTGACCGAAACGCTTCGACTTACATATGTGCCAGAGCCAACTGTGGACTTTTCTGCAGCTGCAGATTTCATTGATGACTACCAGTCATTTCATGACCTTATAGCCCTGCTGGCGTATGACCAGTATGCGGTTAGAGACAGCGCCACCAACGAGCAGCTCGCATCCCTTCTTGGACGGAGGGTTGTTGAGTTTCAGGAATACTTGGCTGTCGGTCGAGTTCCCGAGGCAGGAGCAATTGTCATTGACGGGCAGAATTGGTGATACATGAGTTGGCAAGAGGCTTCCGCTTTTGTGGCCATTGTTGGCTTCATGTTTACGATGGCTGCAATCGGGTGGCGAGCGTCGGGCCTACTCCGCTCAATAGACCACCGACTTGACGTTGCGATGGTGCTCATAAAGAGACACGACGAGATGCATGAGGCGGCAAAGAGCAGCCGGAAGCACATGCACAATAATATTCATGAGATGAAGACGTGGATGCGCGTTCACGAGGAAAGGCATGCGTAATGTCGGACATGACATTTACCATAAAAGACCTTGTTATTGCTGCGTCCGTCCTTGGCCCAGTGGTTGTGTCTGCCCTGGGCATTTACAATAAGATGCGTCACCAAGACGCAAAACTGTGCTCTATGGTAGATTCGTTGACGGCCCAGGTGATAACGCTCGGCACCAGAATGGACGATCTCGATGACAAGTTAATTCACGAGAGCCGAGATATCCGAAACCGCGTGACTGAGGGACACAACAGACTAAATCCGATCGAGTCAAGACTGGGCCAGCTTGAGGGCTGGAAGGATGCACTGAAGAAATGAGGGCCAGGGACTGGATGAGGAGAAAGGTTGAGGACAACACCGTGTCCTGGGATGAGATTGTTCGCGTCGTCAAGTTCGCGCAAGAAACACTTGGACTAAAGGCTGACGGGAGATGGGGACCTAAAAGCGCCGAGGCTTTGTGTGAGCAGTGGAAGGCGCCGGAGACCGTGGTGACCCCCATCCCAAAGGGCAGGAGCGCCGTGAAGCGCATCTACGGCTCGTTCTCGTGGGAGTGGGAGCCAAACCCTAGAGATCGTAGGGTGAAGGCAGACCCCGATTGGATCAAAAAGAATATCAAGACGTTTGTCCTGCATGATGGGCGCAAGCGGCGACTTCACCGCCTAGTCGGAGACGAGTTCGTTGAACTTTTTAAGAAGGCTTGCGATGCGTCTGGATACGAGCCGACCTCTGTGCAGACGTTCAATCCTCGATTGATGCGCGCAAAGGAGGACTCAAAACTAAGCTATCATTCATGGGGCATTGCGGTAGACTTCGACCCAGCTCACAATCCTTGGGGCGGCGTAAAGCCGAACGGGGAGCCGTCTCTTATGCGGCAAAACATGAAGTTTGTTGAGGTTTTTGAGGAAGCTGGATGGACATGGGGTGGTCGTTGGAGATCCCAAAAGGGCACCAAAAAGGTCGCAGGCATAGTTGGTGCCGGGGACGACATGCATTTTGAGAGGAAACAATGAGCTATATCGTAGAAAACTGGGAGCACATTACAGCTATCGCGTTGGGCGCACATGCCCTGGCGTCTGCCATTACCGCCATGACTCCAACACCAGAGGACGACAAGTGGGTTGCCAAGATCTACAAGCTCGTTGAGATGGCTGCGTTGGTTGTCGGCAAGGCTAAGGAAAGTGGGGACGATAAGAGCTCTTCTTGAGGCGCTAACCCTGGTGCTTCGCTCTTTGGCGCCATTTCTTGCTGAATTGGCGATTGAGGCCAGGAGTAGGCGCATTGAGGCGCAATACAGGGAACGGGTTGATGGTGTATCTAATGCCTTGGCAAAGGAAAGTCATGTTGATGTTGCTGCTGCTTGGGCTGCTTTCGATGATGACTTGTTGTCGGGGGGCATCACAACAGAGGACCATAGTGGTGGAGAGGGGTGAGGTGACCAGGCTTGAGGATGGGTCATATCGCGTTACTGCTGGCTGGATGCACCACAGGATACAGGTGGAGGCCGCTCTCAAAGTGGCCCTAGATAAGTGTTATGCGAGAACTGGGAGATCCAGATGAGATTGGTTTTGTTTTTGTTTTTTATTCTTGTGATGATTGGGTGTACAAAGGTTGCTGACAAAGCTGCCGACCCCAAGGCTGATGATGGCGTAGAGATGCCCGACAACGCGAGCGAGACGTCAGCTCCAGGGGATGTTACTGCCGACAAGGGGTAGCCAATGGCCGTCCGTGGTGTTGAGATTGAGATCATATCTCCTGGGTTGAACGCCAACCGGGTTGATAAGGGGTCTTATGTCCAGAATTTAGAGGTTACTCAACAGACTTGGGCGGTTCGTCGTGGCTTTGGTCAGATTGGTCAGTTTGACACCGGGCTTGGGCTGACAACAGGTCAATCTGGTGGCTATGGATACACGAAGCATCTTGGCAGTTACTCTGTTCTGACCGACTTTGGGGATGTTCAGGTTATCTCTGTGATGTCTGGTCGAGCGTTCACGGGGGAAGAGGCTGGGCACGGCAGCTGGAGAGATCTATATTTTGTCAGTATCTTCGATGTTACGACCAGGAGCAGGTGGGAGCATGTGATCCACATTCACACCTCTCAGTTCAATGAGGCGGTGTTTCCGATGCCCCACTGGCATGGCGTCTACGAGACTGACTCGCGAAAGAACTATGAGAATTATCCTCGGTCCCTAGAGGAGTCTGTTTTTTTTGCAGAGTTTGGGGACATGCTCATTTTTGGAAATGATAGCATGGGCATGTACGGATATAATCCGGCAACCTTTTACAAGGGAAGAAGAAAGCAGACGGACGGGGTTGCAACTAACGACTGGAAGACTCCATATAGTGAGTCTAGCCTGATATGGGTGGTACACCCAACAGACGGGCTGTTCCCCGACGAGTACCAGTACATGGATACTGCCTCGTTTCCTTCGCCCGTCGATGCGGTCATGACCAGGGACTTTCGCCTGGTCATGGCCGTTGGTAGAGAGGTTTATTTCAGTGACTCTGGTCGTCCAGCGTCCATCATCACAGACAACTTCATTACGGTGCCGAGCGACAAGCCCATTGTGGCTCTTGAGGAGATTGGCGGCGCATTGCTGATATTCACAGAAAGCGAACTGTTTCACTATGTTATGCCGGTTGGCGCCCTGTCGATTGGCGGTCGACTCACGCAGCTCTCCGATCGAGTTGGGGTGTTGTCGCCATCGGCCATGACCAAGGGTGAGCAGGCTTTGTTCTGGATGGACTCTAATGGGGTTTACTTCACCGATGGGTCCATGTCCGTTCAGACCCTGTCGGAAGATATTAAGCCGCTGTTCGATGATCAGATTAGTTCGCCAATGACATCGTATTATGTCGATTCAGGTTCTACCACCCTGGCGGTAACCCCGCAGCCCAGGATCACATACGACCTCAAGGAGAAGGGGTTTGTGAGCATGGCTTACGAGCCGTCGACAAAGAACCTATTCATTGGATTGCCGAATCAAAACGCACTATTGTGCCTGAACGGAAACTCCTGGTCAATCTGGCCGCTTGAGACGTGTATTTCTCCCACGGTAGACACGGTGGGTGCGACCGCAAATATAGAGAATCCTTGGGTTACTTCCCGTGAGGGGGAGGTGTTTGTGGTAGGGTCTGTGGAGACCTATACGCCTGTCGATGTGTCGGTGAACTACTCTTCTGGTTCTGCTGCAGACAACGACCTAAACGCGAAGAGCTATTCGTACTACGTGCTGCAGCTGGGTGTTGGCGGGTCTTTGGACAGGACTGTTGATGTATCTGAGGACAACCGGACAATGGCCGGTTATTACAAGAAGCATTCTGGAGTCTCACCAACAAAAGATGGCTACTTCTTTTTAGATGAGCCAATCGAAATGCCAGATGGGTACAAGCTGCCGTCCGGTCAAACGGCCAATGGCGTTGTCCTGTTCCCCCTTCGCATGGTTCCAGACACAACGGCAACGGTTGCTGGTGCGGTTCTGGACATGGACCTGGTGTTTACCTTTGATGATGTCCATTGGGAGCCGGTGACAAGAAGTGGGTCAGATCAGATCGATGTTCTCCTGCCGCCAACCAGAATAGCGACGGGACCTGGGTGGGGGCTTTCACCAGGAACAAAGCAGGCGGGAAGTGCTGAAGTAACATTTACCGCCGCATCCCACCTCATTGAACTCCGCTGGTCGGGCGCTTATCGTTATGGGGCTGGCGGCTCGTTCAGCTATGACGTAAATGTTGGCGGCACGGACTATGCGGTGATGAATTGCAACAGGGACTATAAGAACGACATCATGTACTTGCCGTTCAAGCGCACGACAGTTCCCCCAACGAACACGACCATGTCGATGGGCATCACCCCCACCGTCGCCACCATGGCCGACTACACAGCTGTCTCACGGAACATGGGCCTCTACAGTTGGGAGTACGCGAGTGTAAACAATCGGCACTCCAACGACGATGTTGCACAGTCTATCGACTGGTGCATGAAGAGCCCTCAAGTTGGTCTTGATGTTGATGGCCAGGTAAAGACTCGGGGTATCTACGCTCGCTTCCTATCGCATGGGAGAGGAACAGTACAACAGGGCGTGACCTGGCGTCACGGACAGATAAACGCCATTGTGGGCTCGGACTGGAAGGACTGGGTCAGCCAAATCATTGATTATACTGACGATATACAAGAGGCGCACTCGAAGACACCTCTTGTCGCCGGAACATACATCGACGGCATCAGGACGCGCATACAAGATAGCGCAGCGAACCTTCGCCATAAGACGTTCAACAACGTGGACAGTTTGTCTGGCGTTGCAGCCGCGACATGGGGCAACCGCAGCCAGCCCACCGAGGGAAACTATCTCATTGATAACGAGGAGTACGATGTCTTGTCCATCTCCGAGTCCGTCAAGGGCGATAGTTTTAGTTGGATGTTGTTTGGGCATTTGAGGAACCGGGCTGAAAAGCTGATCATAGGGTCTATAAAGGCTGTTTTGAGACCCGCAGGCAGCAGGAGGAGGAAGGGTAGATGAGTCTTGCTCCAGGACACCAGCTCGTCCGCGAACTCTCCACCTTCTTTGAGGACGGTGTGGATGCGGAGAATCGTCGCATCAGGGAGTCCGTGGCTCGGGTTGTGAGCTCTCTGGGAGAGACGGTGCTATTGAGCGGTGATGTCCAGTCAGAGGCGAAGCTATCTGGCAACAGGTCTTTCGTTGGCAGCGGGAATCATCCTGGGATGAAGTTGGGTCGCGACATGACGGTGATAGCTGGCGCACCGGGAGCGCGCGTCAATCGCCAGGTTGTGGTGGAGTCTGAGTCTGGTGGGGCCGTGAACATCACATTTTCTGGCGTTCACTTCACATCCGCTGACGAAACGAACAACCAAGATGTCTTGGTTGATATCACCACAACTCGAGCAACCGTCATCTTTGAAAGATGTGTTTTTGAGAAATCAGCTAATCATGCTACAAATGCGGTGAACATTGCGAGCGGATCGAAGGCGCATTTTATTGGATGCACCTTTGCTCCGGCAATGACGACGGCGGGCTCTGTCGTAGATAACGCCGGGGCTGCGGCGAACGTCTATATTATTGGGTGCAGTAACATGACGGGCAGGACGCACAATAACGTCACAACCATTGCGGAGACGACGTGAGCAGCTCTGTACGACGTCTCACAAGAGAGCAGTTTGCCGATGGAACAACCATCGACGGCAATCGCCTTGAGGGTGCTCTCGATGACATTGTCAATCGCGTCAATGCGGTACAGATTGGAGATCTTGAGAGGCGCTTCTTTCAGACTCAATATGTAGGCGGCTATATGCCTATGCCAGTAAAGGCAGGTGGCACCGTACTGAGTGATGATGTTGGGGTTCAGGACGTGTTCCCGTGGATGAACGTGTACAACGGGAAAGTAACCACCACAAACAATGCCTCAGATGCGCTGGTAACGCCGCCAAATGGCTTCCAGAACAGATATCGCATGAAGGGGACGTTCAATGATGATATTGACCCTGAGCGCATTGATGTGGGCTATCAGCCGGATCAGTTTGTCTGGACGTCAGCTATACCATTCACAAGACCTTCTATTATTATTGGGGTTTCTGTGTTTATTCACGTCGATGGTGTGGCGTACTCAAATGACCTTGTGTATGCGGGGGTTGGACAGCCAGACCACAAGATAGCCAATGGAACGCTGGTGGACTTCGCTGTTGAGTTGAGCGTTGACAATCCAGTCACCCAAGAGTTGCGAAAGCTAAATGACATCGAGTACCACCGGATAAACTTTCGGTTTGATTCCAGACGCTTCTCCAACCTGGGTGGCGTCAACGGATCGGTCACATCGCGTGCCGCGACAGACATGAGCCCGGCGCACCCCGCCAACTCAGGGGGAACAAAGACCCCTGGCGGTATGTGGCTTGATGACCAGAATCTAAATGTGCCCGTTCACGAGAACGCTCGGGTTCGATTGAGCTTTCTTATTCCAGAGTACACAGGTACCTCGTCAGGATGGGGCGATGGCGACACTTATCAAGGGCAGTATTGGTCCTGGGCCGTGACGGCCCTCGAGGAGATAGAGTAATGGCTAAGACAATCTATGCGTTGATTAACAAGAAGAGCAATAAAGTGTTCATCGGAATGGCAGGTGATGATGTTAGTGTCGTCATGGATAAGGCCATCGGAAGTATGGCGGCAGGAGAGTGCTCCAATAAGGCGATGCAGGGAGACTGGGACAAGTACGGCCCAGAGTCGTTTGTTCGGCGCATTGTGGAGGTGGTCGACGATGGGGCGGCAGAGAGCGCCATGAAGGGCCACATCGAAAGTTCAGCTGCGGACAAAGCTGCATTTGGATACAACATTCCCGACGCAACAAAGGAAATGACAAAGCCAAAGGCTAAGACCAAGGCTAAGGCTAAGTCGAAGTCGAAGTCGAAGTCGAAGAAGAAGAAATAATGGCGAAGGTCACCAAGGAAAACCTGACTCGTGGCGTCAAGCTGACGACACAGCACGTCTTCACTCCGCTTGCTGCGGTGAAGTCAGAGCTGGAGAACGTCAATATCGAGTCGGAGCAGATTGATGTTGAGGGCGGTTCGTTTCGCCTGAACTTCAATATCCCTTGCGTTGACAGCACGGCATTCCCACTGGCGCACGCAACCGACCTAGACAACCCCTTGCGATACGAATATTCCATACCCTTTACGTTGCCGCCGCTTCAGGAGTTTTTTGAGCAGAGAGGGAGCACGGTGGTTCCGTCTGTCGTCTTGGAGGAGTTTAACATCTCCTTCGATCAGCGAAGCGAGGCGGCAACCATCACTGATTATCAGTTTTTGAGTGGCGGGAACAAGGGTCTTAGGGATGGTTTTCTGAATTACCAGAACATGGAGGCGTATGATATTGAGGTGGCTCTAATGGAGAAGCCCGTCATCGCCCTGAACGCCTCGGCAGGACATGTCCCGACTCGAGAGGTGTTCTCCCTTTCCTTGCGCGGAGCTGCGCTGTTTGGTGGCACAACATATCGAAACAACCCGGCAACACTCGACAAGATAAACAAGTCAATCGACCCGTTCCGCAGTTACTTGCTGATGATTCACGCCCCCAAACTGCTGAACGGGACGGTAAAGTCGGCACTCCCGTCCCTCCAGATGTCTCTGAAGTTTCGCCACGAGCTCGTGGAAAGAGACAAGGCTGCAGCGGGTGTGCAGAATCAACCTACGCACAATGGGGCGCAGACCGGCCCATCGATTACCATTGGCTCTCCCGCAGGAACAGACACCATCACCGCCGATACGGCAGATGGCGTGCAACTATCAATTCATCGCCTTGACAACGTGTTTGTCGACGGCTTGAGTGGTGGATACGGAAAGGACAGCACCCCGTCCCCGACAGAAGAAATCAAGGATGACAGCTGCTACGAGGTGATTGCGGTTCCCATGTGGTCGAACTTCACGGCCCAGCGGTACATTAGTAGTTACGCAGAGGCTCCCGGCTACACCATTGGTGATGCCAGCAGCCTTCCCTATGTTGGTGTTGATGAGGATGAGCCAACATGTGACCGGAGAATCATACCGATTCAATACCCGTTTGTTGTACACCACGTCATCGCGGCAGTAAGCTATGCTGCCCCTGGGTTCACAAACGATGCGGTCCACCCGACGTCCCACACTTTTATAAGTGAGGTTGGTGTTGGTATTGGGACTGGTTTTATGGGCGACCTGTTTGACTATCAGCAAGTTGCCTATGGAAAGTGGACTCCAAGTGGTGGGGCAAACCCCAAATCGGCAATAACCATCGATCAGATAAAATCGCGCGAGGGCGGTCTTTTGAGTGGGGATAGTGATGAGCCGTGGGACTACGAGCTGTTGAGCATTCCTCTTGTTAGGGATGGCGCGACAGACCTTGGATCTGGGTACTTTGATCAGGGCAAGCCTTTCTTCATTGGGAAAACCACCAACCTCTTTGGCTCGACAACAGCGAGGACGAGCTGCGGCAACGTCTCAAATGTATCGGGGACACCCAAGACCGAGGGGTGTGAGCAGTTTATTGAAGTGCGTTGGTCATTTGGTGACGCAAGTGGGCTGCTCTGGTCTGGCGCCCCTGCTGTTGGTGGAATCCAATCTAATGGAGAAATCTACGTTGGATACAATGGCTTTTGGGTGTACATCATTGGGAAGAAGGCTCTTGCAGGGTCTTCGACGGACGTGCCTCTCTAGGGATTTATTATGGCAACTCAGAATATAAAACCAGCAGGAACGCCACTGACAGAGGCGCAGAAGAGACGAAAGAAGACAGTTGGCTCTGCAGAGCAGCTTGCCGAACTAAAGAGAAAGCAGCTTGATGCGGCGCGCAGCCGGTTGGGGGTTCTGGGTGGCTCGCAGGCGTCCGAGAGGGAGTCCCTTGCCCTGAAAGGGCAGGCAGCGCAGCAGGAGATGAGCAGGCAGGCCGGAAAACTCTATGCCCAGGGGGTCTCGGCATCACCGTTTTCGGGAGCAACGGCACGCATATCCGCTGGCGCTCAAATTGCCGAGCAAACCTCTCGACAGCAAGAGGAGGCTAAACTTCGCCAGCAAGCCGCAGAGGCGCAGTTGAGGGCTGGTCAGCGCAGGGAGATGACGGCTGCGGAGCAGGCTGTTGCCGGTGCAGAGGATGACGTTGTCGTCCAAGAGCAGCAGGTTACTGAGGTACAGGAGAAACTGCCTGACATGGCCGAGCAGCACGGGAGAAATACACAGCCAGCGATCGACGAGGTCAATACGATTATTGACGATGAGGTCGGCGTGCTTTGGGACAGTGACAAGAAGGCGGCGGCTCGGATCAGGTCTTATGCCAGCACCTTCAAGGACACTGACCCTAAAATGGAGAGAATGCTGCGGCACATTGCGTATAAAATTCAAACCAAAGAACTTCCAAAACAATATTCTGAATCTGGTGACATTGGTCATGGAGTCGCCATTGACTTTTCCTCCCTAGAATGGCCGTGGAACTCTCCAAAACGACAACCTCCTAAACCTCTACCCCCTGAGTGGGACTTTGGCTACTAGGAAAACAACATGGCACGCATTATACCGATCGACACCTCTGCGTTTGAGCAGCGACAAATCATCCCTCGCCCACAACGCCCTGCTGGGCAGGAGTTGCGAGAGGTCGCTCAGAACGCGCAGAGCATTGGCGCCATCCTAAAGACACTTAGCCTTGCGTCCGACTTCTTTGGCCCAGCTGCCGCTGGGGTCAGCAAGCTAACGGACACCGACGCACCAAAGCAGCGTGCAGCACTAGAGCAGGCAGCTCGAGCAAGGTTAAAGGCGCAGCGACAGAAGGGTGTTGCTGTTGGTACGGAAGACAGGGCTCAGTACGACGCCATGCGTAAGAGCAGGGGCATCGCACCCAACTATGCCGGTGAACTTGGTGGCGCTACCGAGCAGGCGGCTCAAGCGCGCAGACGCCAGAGCATCGCGGCGCGAGAGGGCGGGCAGCGACTGCCAGGTCTTACCGATAGCCAGCGCCGGTTCGTCACGAGCCAATCTGAGGGTGAGCAGCAGAGGGCAGCTCTTAGGAGCGTTCTGGACACGCCCCGGCCACAAACACAGGAAGACATCGACTTGAGCGGATTCATGGATATTGAAGAGTCTACGGCGCCGCCTGTTCCCACCGCTGCACCCCCAATGGTCGCCAGACCGCAACCATCAACGGTTGGCGGTCAGATGCCCTCATATGCAGAGCGCATGAGGCCCCGCGCACTGACTGAGGCACAGTTGCAGCAAGCTGGTGCTGCTGCCGTCGAGCGCGAAGGCAAGTACAGCTTCGATGAACTCAGGCGCATGGCTGCGCTGGCGACAGACCAGAAGCAGCTTGACCGGGTTATGAGCGCATTCGACAGGTCTGGAGGCATTGGCGTTCACCCGCAAACCATCGGTGAGATATTCAGTGGAGCCCACATTGACCGAGCTCGCAAGGAACTGTCCGAGCACACAAAGCGGTTTGTTCCGCAGAGCGCACTTGAGGCCGAAAGGTTGAAGACGCAGAGAGAAAAAACCGCCACTCAGGTGGAGCGGACGGCACACACAAAGGTTTTGCAGGATGCAGCGAGGGCTAGGGTTCGTGCGACCAAGGCGCTTGCTTCAGGAAGAGAGGCGAAAAATGTCCGTGATGCTGCCGCTGAAATCCGCAAACTAGAGTTGAACCGTTTGGCCCTGGAGAAGGCAGAGCAAGACCTCCAGAAGTCCAGGGCTCAGGCCACAAGCGCCAAGGTGAAGGCTCGCATTGATGAGGCGATGGAGAAGGTCCGAAAGACCAAGGAGAAACTGGACAACAACCTAAAAAGGCAGAGGATCAAGGAGAGTAAGGCCAGGGAGAAAGCCGCAAATGAATTGGCAGAAAAACGAAAAAAGGACGCCGAGGGGAAACCAACTGCCGCCCAAAAGAAGTCGGCTGATCGCATTAAAACTCTAAAGAATCAAATCTTGGGGTTAGATAAGTTGCGGGCGAAAGCAGCCTCCGAATCGGCGGGGGCCAAGGTCAAGATTGATGAAAAAGTTTCACGCAGGTTGGACAAGAAGTTCATTATCAAACTCAAGCAATCTGCTGCTACAAAAGAAAGTTATGTGAATCAAATCGACGCGATCACAGCGCCGCTCAAGGCCGAGCTCGCCAAATTGGAGGGCAAGAATAAGAAAACCGTCCTGTCTGGTATTTTCGGGAAACCCAAGAAAACCGGGAAAACCGGGGAATAGAGCATGGCGAAACCAGCACTATCACCGGCACAGTCTCGCCAGGTGGACCTCAGTCGAGGCGCCACCGCCCCAACGTATATTGACGACTTTGCGTCTGTCGAAGAGTTTCTATCTGCCGGTGACGCCAACCCACAGAGGCCACTAACACTGCGTGAACAAGTCATCCGCTGGCGAGATATGGGTGTGTCCGAGGGAAAGGCACTGCAGAGAGTGAGCGGCTTGCTGGGCAAGCGTGAGGAAGACATCACTCTGCCGATGCTCGACGTGCCCTTAAGGCCAATCCTCCGCAAGCGGCAGATAAAGAGCGGAGCGGCGGCGCAGGCACAAGAGGTTATCGGGGCACTTACTCGCCCATCGAAACGAAAGGAGCCGGTCACCGTGGGCGGTCTTGCCCTCCCGAAAGATGTCACTGACCCGGTCTCCATGGCAGCGGATGCTGCCGGTCAGGTCGCCAGAGGCGCGGCGGCAGTGCCAACTAAAGTGGTCGGAGCCGTAAAGGAGGAGATGGCTAGACAGCCGGCAAAGAGGGCCGTCCAGAGGCAGCATGTAATATCTAAAGGCGGCATGAGGGAGCCTTCGTCAGATGGCGTGGGAAGAGCTGGTCGCGGCATCGCTGGCATTGCCGCTGGCACCGCTGGCGCCATCGCCGGTCTGCGCGAGGGTGCGGGCGAGCTGTTTGGCGAAGATATCCTCGTCGCAAAGGTGGCGCTCGAGAATGACAAACGCGCTCGAGCCGCCAGGTCCAAGGGTGCGCCAGACTGGTCGACAATAAAAATAAAGTCGCCGCCATTGGGCGGCATTCGCCTGCCCGAGAAGGTCGCTGGCGTCAAGATGCCCGAACTGTTGGAGGGTAAAATCTCCGACCACATTTTGACTCCAGGCGAGCGAGTCGACCTGAACATGAGGGTGGACTCGAGCGAGGGCAAATTCTCTCCGGCAACGATGAAAATCTTCGACGAGTATGAGCGTGACATTGAGTCGCGGATGGGAAAGTCGGGGTATGCGAACCTTCGCTCTGATGTCGCAGAGGTTCAGGAGGGTGTCGTCCAGTTGGCCATATCGTTGCTTGGCCTGACGGGAAGCGGAAGAGCGCAGACCAACCTACGCGACTCATTCGCCAAAGACTTTAGAGAGTCGCGAGAGCTCTGGAAGAACATGATCACCGGGGGCATGGGCGCCACGGCAGCGTCCCTGAAGATGCTCGGCACTGGTGATGGCCTCAAGATGCTCAAGGCTCGTCCCGTAAGCACCGCAATGGTCTTCCTTCCCTTCGTAAAAGGGCTCGGCAGGATGGCGAAGGCTGGCAATCGGGGTGCCCAAGCTATCCTGAAAAAGCACCCTGGTCTGGTAGAGAAACTGGACAGGATTGAGCAGGCGACAGAGGGCATCTTCCGAAAGCCAGAGGCAGAGGGCTTTTCTTACCAAACGCCAGAAGGAAGAAAGATGCCGACGCCAAAGGGCGTCAAGACAGGCGTTGAGTGGGGCCAGCGCATCGTGCGCTCCCTAAACAACGCTGGCATTGGAACTGTTGCGCTCTCCGGCTTGGCGCCAGATGCCGTGAATGCGGCCATTGGCATCCTGGTTCCTGAGATATCTCGAGCCCTGTGGGGCTCTCTTGGCCCATCAAAGCAGGCGTATGTCCAGCGATGGCTCATTGACTTGTCGGCAAACAAGAGCGTGGCGATTGGCGATATTGTTCGCCAAGTCATCGATGATCCAGCTGTCGCCAAGGCAGCAATTACAAACCTGGCTGACGAGGCTGGTCAGAGAATAGCTCGCCGTGACATAGGCATGGTTGACGAGCCGCCACCGAAAGACACTCCCCCAACGGAGGGTTACGGTGCGCCCGAGCCACCACCACCGCCGCCAGCAGCACCCGCTGCGCCAGCAGCCAGACCACAGTCGAGGATGGAGATTGCGCGAAGCGTCTTCCCTGAAGAGCAGGCTGCGGAGTGGGTGGAGGTGACTCGACGGGCTGACGGTGGCGACGAGGTCGCCATTGCCCGTGTGGCAGAGATTGAGGACTCGCTCATAAACAGGGGTCCAGAGGGCAAAGACGCAGTTGGCCGCATGAACCTGGCTGAAGACATCGTGTCTGACAGGGAGCCGCCACCGTTTATCGACGAGGACGTGCCGCCAGGGCGAGGCGAGGCGCCTGTCGAGGCACCTGCCGAGGTTCCAGAGAGAGTTCAGATTCTCGAGGCAGCTATGGCTGGACTGGAGGAGGCGCGTCGATCTGGTGAGGGCATAGAGGCAGCTCAGG